TCGTTGATCAGCCCGTCGTCCAGCTGTGCCTGCAGTTCTCGGATCGACTCCTGATACTGCAAGGCGGCGTCAAACCCGGCCTGTCCAAAGGCGGCCGACTCGTTGATGGCGTCGCTCACGCTCTGTCGCACGCGGTCAAGAGACTTTTGCAACGCATCGGCCTCGGCCTGCGATTGCTCAAGCGAGTCAGCGATCTGCGACACGCCGCCGGCAGAGCCATCCGCCTCCTCGCCAAACAGACGCAGCGTCCTGCCAAGCAGGTTCAGCTGGCCAACCAGCGGTATCAGATCGACGATGGACGTGGCGAGTGCCTGCGACGCCGTCTGATTCTCCTGAGAGAACCTGTTGACCGATGCAGTGATCTCCGTGAACGCCAGCGTTACGTTCGCCGCACTGTCAGCAAACGCTGCGGACGACTGATCAGCAAAGCCCTTGGCGGCGATCGACGCCCGGTCGAGCTCGTCGCCGAATCGGGCAATCTGCTCTCGCTGCCTGTCAGAGATGGCGGCACCGAGCCGCTCGAGCTCCTGTCTGGCGGTCGCCAGTTCGTCAAACACGGGAAGAAGTTCAAGCCCAGCCTTACCGAACAACTGCAGAGCAACCGCAGCACGCCGGGCCGGATCGTCAATCTGCAGCAGTGCAGCGGCCACGTCCGTGAACAGCTGCTCCGGCGTGGCGGAACGCACCTGATCGACAGAGATGCCAAGATCGCCAAACGCCGACACGGCGGCGCTTGATCCTGTGCGGGCATCATTCACCGACTTCAGGAAACGATTGAACGAACTGCCCAGCTCGTCAACGCTCGTGCCCGTCTTGACCGCAGCTACCTGCAGCACTTGGATGAAGTTGAATGACACGCCAAGCCGGGAGGCCAACTGCGTCAGCCGCTCTACCTCGGCCTCAAGCGTCAGCAGGTTCCTTCCCACGGCCACGGCAGCGGCCCCAAAGGCAGCGGTGGCGGCAGCGGCGGCGGTGAACGGGTTGATCACAGACGCAGCCGCTGTGCCGAGCGAAGCCAAGTTGGCGTAGATGTCCCCGGTGAACACCCGCTGCAATCCCTGTGCGGCACTGGAGATGCCAGACAGCCGGCCTGCGATGTTGCCAAGAGGGCCGGGCAAGGCGGCGAATATGCCACTGATTTCGTTGAACTTGAGCCCCTGCACTGATGCCCGCTGCACTTCGTCGGCAAGCGTGTCTGCGGATTTACTGGCCCGAGCCAAGGCCGCATCCGCCTGGGCGACGCCACGGGCGTACGTCTCGCTGCCGATCGCACCAACACGCACGAGCTCGTTGAGCCTGGCTATCCGCTCGGCATGAATCTCCTGCTCTGTGCGAAGTTCTCTGGTGACTCGCACACCCTCCTCGAAGGCGTCGGCAGTCTGCCGCACCTCCTGCTGCAGTGCCTCAAACTGCTTGGCGTATTCCTGCGCGTTGAGGCCGCCGGCGAGTTGCTGCGACAGTTCTTCAAACCGCTGATTGAGAGAAGCCTGAGCAGTCGCTGCCGCTTGGCTATCCTTGGCAAACTTATCGAACACGGCCGTGGTCTTGTCGGCCTGCTGCCCCAGCTTCTCAAGCGCCCGCTCGGCCGGCGTGAGGTTCTTCACCACGCCAGAGGCGTCGGCGGAAACCTTCATCGCAAGTGAGAGGATGTTCGACATGGCTACTGCTCAAAGATGCCGCCGAGCTTTGCGAGCTCTCGGGCCATCTCCTCTGATGTCTGCGGTGGCTTCTCGGTCGGAACGAAATCGGACGCCTTCGGTGCCTTGCCTTTCTCGCTGTACGGTGCGAGCACGGCACTGGTGAGCAAGCCTGTCTGCTGCCACGGATCCGGCAGAGCGTGGTAGTAGCGAGTGAACGCCACCCACTCACTGAGCTCTTGCGAATCCATGCGGCGAGACAACTCCCGCACCGTCATGCCTAGGTGCCCGGCGAGGCGGAAAAGAAACCTCCGCATCGGCCGGGTCTTCAGTTTTTTGCGAGTTCCTCCACGTCGCTCTCGGTCATGTTGTTGTGCTTCATCGCCTTCTCGAAGAGCTTCGACACCACGGCCGACGACTTCTTCGCCAGCTGCTCGATGCCCTGCTCGTCGAAGAGCCGCTCGCCACTCTCGGGGTGGCACAGGCAGCGGGCCAGGTACTTCGTCCTGAAGTTGTCGATGCCACGCTCCTTGTTGCCGATCCACTCCTGTTCGTAGGAGTCCCGCTCCTCGACGGTCATCACACGGATGCCGAGCACCAGCGGCTTACCGCTGGCGTCCTTCCACTCCCGCACCGTCACCTTGAGCACGGACAAGTCGTCCGACGCGAGAATCTGAGCGGCGAGTTCCTGCACAGTCAGGGCCATGAAAATCTCCTAGGCTTGGACTCTGAGCGTGACGCCGTAGCGGGTCACGTCGTTCACCACGCCTTGAAACGTCAACTTCTCAAGCACTGCCGTGGCACGGTAGGCAAACCCGCCGCCAGCAATCGTGACGAGCGAGCGGACGCCGTAGTTGGCGGTCGAGACGTTGGCCGTTGCAAAGCACGACATCTCTATAGTGCCTAGGTCAAGCGTCCACGTACTGGCGCGAGCCAACGGCAGAGCACCGCCGTGCGTCACGCGCAGATCGAAGACTTCGCTGAACGCGACGCCGTTCCACGTCGCCGTGACGCCCGCTGCGTACTCAGCCATGACGGGCCTCCGTCAGGCTTAACGATCAATGAGGATCGTCACCTGGCCCCGGATGGCGTCGTTGGTGGCGAGCGTGAGCGTGGAGCTCTGCACCGTGCCGCCCTTGCTCAGAAGCGAAGAGCCGCCCACGGTGATGGACAGCGTGCCGGTGGACTTGTCGTTGATGAGGGTGCTGCCGACGTAGTCGAACTGCACCGTGCGGCCGGTGTCGCCGGAAGCCGAGCCCGCCAGCGGCAGATCGAGAGTCCTGGCGGTTTCGCCGGTGGTCTGGCCCAGGTGGGCCACGTTGATCTTCTCGTCCTCGGCAGCCGGGTCGGTGAACGACACGACGATGTTCGTGACGGTGTACCTCGTGGCGGTCGTCGGCCACGTCACCACCGTACCGGCACCATCATGCGGCGTCTCGAAAGCCATCGCTTATATCTCCTGCCAGAGGATCGAGTACTGTTGGTTAACCGTGAGAATCGGCGGCAGGTCGCCTCCCGCCAACTGCACCACGCCGTCCGATTCCGTGTCCAGAGACACGTGCCTGACGCTCACGTAGTTTTCCACAGCCGTGCCGTACCCATCCAGAACCGAGCGGCATCGGTCGGCGATGTCCCGGGCCTCGCCGTACGTCTCGGCGTACACGTCCACCGACAGCAGCACGACGCCCATTCCCATCGGGCCGGATAGCGTCTGCGTCCGCTGGATGCCCGTGCGACGCCAGGTGATGAACGGCAGATCCGCCGAGGCCGGTGCCACGACGGGGTACACACGCTGGCCCACGACAGAGGCCACGGCGGGGTCGGCCACCAGGGCGTTTGCCAGCAGCTGCTCAGGTGACTTGAGTGGCATGGTGACTAGCCTCCGATGATGCCGCTGATGGTGCCGGTGCTGGACTGCGTAATCTTGGAGATGGCGGCCTCGATCGAGATGCTCAGCTCACGCCGCAGGATCTCGGCCACTTGGTTTTTTGTCTGCTCGAAGGCGGTCTGCACGGGCGGGCGGCCAGCCACACCACCCGGCCGAACTCCCGGCAGGCGGATGGCCCCTTGGCCCTTCTTGCCCTTCATGAAGAAGGCGTAGGGCTGCGACTTGCTGCCGTCGGCGTTGATGTCGAACGGCCCACGGGCGGCCAGGCTCGATGCGATAACGGCCCCCTGGCCCTTCACTTGGTGGGCACTGACGGTGGCCACCTTGCCAGACTTCATGCGGCGGGTGTGCGACTTTCGCTGGTATGGCTTGTCCGAGAGCTTGGTGACGACTCGATCCTTCGTCCCGAACTCCAGCCACCACTGATGAAAGCCCCGCTCCTTGCCAATCCGCACGCTGCCAGCGGTGGCGGTGCCACGCTCTTTCTGAGACTGCCGGTAGCCGATCAGCCCAACGGCGGCACCGCTCTTGGG